GGTTCATAAAGATAGCAAACGCCTGATCTGCTTTTATATCCGCAATCTGCGGAAGGATAGATACCTCATGGTACGGATACAAGTCAAGTTTCCCCGGCATAGCTTCAGTAGGCCGCCGCCAAATCGGACGCCCTTCACTGTCCTCGATATTTGCAATGTGGTTAAGGACTGTTTCATTCAAAAACCAGCAGCAATCTTTCCGTTCCTCGGCGGGGATTTTATACACAGCGTCCCGAAAGTCCTTCCAGGTCAAGGCGTTAATATCAGCCCCCTGAATGGCAGCCTCAACAATCCCATCGGCAACCATAGCACCAGTGAAAGGATCATCATCAGCCAGCAAACATTGCCTGTCGAATTCCTGTCCGTAAACGCTGATGAATTCCTCTACGAACATAGCCCCCAGGTCAACAAAAACATCCTCCTCAAATTCGTCATACCACGGAATATAGCCAGCCAGCGTGTACGCCTTTAACTCAACACGTTCCGCACCTTTCGGCTTGCTCCCCTTAATTTGCTGACCATAGGCAGTAAGCCAGTGAAGTTCCACTCCGCCCCGGTCTCTGGTGGGCAGAAAGATAGACGGCCCCAACATCGGCCTGTGCCGTACAAGGTTCATCATCACCGACTTTTTTGCCGCATCGGTCATAATTTCCGTTTCATAAATCGGATTAATAAGGTATTGGTCATTGGTACTCATATTCCCCATTGGTTCACCCATAGGAGCCTTAATCACTTGCCAGCCCTTTTCACCCCACAAAACATCACGGGGATTAGTCCAGTTATCCGATTTCAAATTTGGCGAAAAAGCCAGTTCAGCAAGTGCCTTATGGTTCCCACCCCATGCCGCCGCAATCCCCTTGCCCAAATTAAAAAGCAATTCACGCCGGGAAAGCTCCCTCGGATTCGCCGCCTGATTTTTAATCTCCCCCCGCAGACTTTTAATGGTCCCTTCAAGAGCCGCAATCTGCGATGACTGATTTGCCGTAACCGTCTCCAGCGTTTTAGCCATTTCTTCCAGAAGCAATTCCTTGTCCTTGAAATACTCCGCCGCCTTAGCCGGATCAGAAAATCCGGTATGCTCAATCTTTTTCATCTCACCCAATTTCTGCCGTATGGCTTTCAGCAGTTCGTCCATAGCATTACGCCCCCTCAAAGTTGTTTATCAAGCCGCCCCAAAAAGAAGGGTGGTCTAATTCTTGCGCTGCTGCCGTTCCCGCCGCTTCAATGTTTTTGGCTAAAGCAAACGGATTAGCCGGAACATTACAAATCGAAAACTCCAACAATTCCTGTTTGCGGAAAATGAGTGATGTTCCATCCCTGCCGCCATTTATTGGCGCGTCAGCCTTGGAAGGAATTTCAATCTCCATAACCCGAAACCCCACCGACCCGGCCCGAATAACTCCGGCCTTTACCCTCTGCCCAATGCTCCACCCAAACGGATCAAATGATTTATCATTAAACACCACCACCCCATGAAGCCCATCCCCATCAACCGCAAGCCCATCAATCTTTCCAATCGCCGGAATATCAAACCGATGAGCCCACTGCACAACAGGATTTCTGGAAAAATGCGAAAACTCCCACCCCGCAGGGTCTACCCGCTCCCCAAAACGGTCAAGATCAAAAGTAGAAAGCGTCCACGCAATTCCTTCTTGGCTCCGAACCTCTGGTTCGCGTTCGTTGGCAAATTGAGCCACCGTAAGCAGTTCAACATCACCAGTAACTTTATGAATTCCCGCCGCCTCTTTCCTGATGCCCAAAAAGTCAAGCAATGCCGAAACATCACCCGCCCGAAATTCCCCGCCCTTAGTCCGAATAATCATGGCTCCCCCTAAATTGTTCATAGTTACCTTTCACTGTTCACTTTTGATTTATCATTATTGAAAGTCTTCCGAATGAATAATCCCCCTTTTTAGTCCATTCCGCAAAATATCCACAGGAGTATTCCCGCCGCATTTCCGGTAAATATTCGACTTATGAAACCGCACCACATGAACACTCACATGCATGGCATCAGCTATGTCCTGATTCGTCTGTCCATCAACAGACAGCTTTATAACCTCAATTTCCCGCCGGGTTAGTTCCTCCCCAATCACCGGATACGCGCAGTCCTTATCAATAACCGCCTCCACATCGGCAGGGCAGTAATGCCGCCCACAGGCTATCCGGCCCAGTATCGTTTCAATGTGGCTGTCCGTGTCCCGCAAAGAAAAGAAACTCTCAGCCCCTGCAAAAATAAACCGCGCCGCCGCAAACGGCTTCACTTCCGAAACCGCCCACACCACAATATGAATGTTCCGGTTATGCTTCACCATCCGTTGAATAAAAGCGTCCGTACCGTATCCGTGAAAACAATGCTCAATAAAAACAAACCGGGGAAACGCCGCCTTAATCCTCGCCGCCAAAGCATCGTCAGTGGCCGCGATAAAAACCTGAAAAGAAGCGTCCCGCAATTTCTCACGCAGCGCATCCGCAAAAAAACCCGCAGTAGTCGCAATCACAATGCTGTTATCTTTCATATCCCGCCTCTCGCTCATTTTTATCAACAGGCACAAGATTTTTAGACCTGTACCAAATATCCCCCCAAGGCTTGGCTTCTTTGCCGCGCTCCTTCAAAACATCGTTAATCGTTTTAAGTCCGGCGTTAATCTCGGCAATATCCCTCTGGCTCTGCGCGTCCTCATTACCTTGCAATTCCGGAATATCCCAAAGATCAAACCGCCCAATCTCTTTCAGGCCAAAGCGCATAAAAAACTGGCTTTCAAGAATCTGCTCAAATTGCCGCAAAATGGGAATAAGCGTATATTGCCAGAATGCCGAGTGCTGTTCCTTGGTATCCTTGCCGCTTAACGTCGTTGACTTGTCGCTAATATTCGCAACTCTTGGCGGTATTCCAAACTTGGCAAGAATCGTATACAGGTTCCAGCGTTTAAGTTCAAAAAGCTTCACCACGTCAGGATTAAAACTCAACGCCTCAAAGCTCGTGCCTTTACCAAGCACCGCAATCTTGCGCCCCGCCTTTACCTGTCCGTATTTGTTTTCCCAACGCCGTTCAATAGCGTCAGCTTCTTCCGGCCGTAATGTCTGGTCGGTCTTTAACAAGCCTTGGGGGATAGCGTTATTTTTGAGTAATGTTGAATTGGCTCTATTGGCGTAATAATCCTGTTCCAGTTCAAGGGCCAGCGAAACCAGCGGATTAACACCCCGCAAAGGGTTCCACGGGTTCCAATCCTTAAAATGGATTAACTCGTCAGATAAAATTGGTACTAATTCGGCTCCGGCATTATAAAACCATCGCCGCTTGTAATTATTTTTTAAACACGCCCCATAACCCGCCCCTTCAGCTTCAAGATGAAGCTGGCGAGGATTCAGCACATAAAACTGTTTTGGTATCCCGCCCGAATAATCCGGGCCAAACCACCAAAACGCCTCTCCTTCCAAGTACCACCATCCGGCGGTCTCTTTCCAAAGATCAAAACGGCTCAGTTCATCATTCGGCCTATGAAACAATTCAAACAGAGGGCCAAGTTTTACCTCATTGCCCCCTCTCTCGACAACAAAATCAGCCCTGGCTAAATTGCGTATCAGAATATTAACCGCAATATTAACCCAGGCATTATACAAATAATGATCGCAATTGGGGGCAATATATAAATTACTAAAATTGTCATGTTCGGTCAATGAATTTTGTGTAACATTTTTTGCCACGGCGTTATTTTTCAAAGATTGTCGCCCAAAGATGTTTGATGTTCGCCAATAGTTAGCGGAAAAAATCTTGAAAGGATTCATACAAAAATCACTCCCTGTTGGACATCGGAAAACACCGCATAACGCAAAGCGTCAAGATAATGGTCGTTCACCTTCACAATCTCCCCGCCCTCATCCCGGCAGTAATCCCATATCTCGGACAAAACCCCGGCGCATCGTTCGCAGACAAAAAACTCTTTCCGCTCAATTTTTGCGTTAATAAAATCAATCCCGCTTTCAACGCTGTTATTTGCTTTCACGCCCCCGGTAATTTCCTGTATACGTTCCCCGCCCGCAGGGTCGCAATACACAGGAAACACATCATCAAACCAGAGCCGCGCTTCCAGTTCTGCGTTAAATGATTTTGTTGTCATGTTGTACGCGCCATAATCGTCAAGCACATAAACCACGTCCCCAACCCATCCGATTTTTACATTGGTAATATTCATCCCAAAGTCCTGTCCGGCAGC